TCTTGCGTACATGGTGCGCCACTAACTCCAGACATATATTTTCTATCATCCCATACTTCTTTTACAGAACCTTTAGGATACCTGGCAGATCTTACATGTTCTATCGGATGGTCTAACCAATCCTGAACATCACGTAAAAATCTTTGGTTGTCGTCACCCTCTTCAAGTATAGGATTGTTAAGGATATGAATATCATTATCCTTTCCGTAGGTATCTAAAGTAACCTTAGCTGCTACAGCAGATGCAGCACCGCAAGAAAACCACACAGCTATCTTTTGGTCTTTCATCATTGTCTTTGTCTCCTCTCAAGAGCATTGCTTGCAGTTTTGAAACTAAATTTATTGTACGGATTTAGACTCGAAACATTCTTGTGGCCAGACACTGACTGAATAGCCAGATGATCTACTCCACTTTCAATCATCTGAACTATCGCAGTCTTACGTAGATCCCCCACTCTCAGCTCGTCAGGAAGCCGTGCAATAGCCTTTACTTCTCCAAGCAGGGCAGTCATTTGCATAACTGTTAGGGGCTTGTATGCACCGTCTGAGGGCTTGTGGTGAGGGACTACGTATTCTTGGAAGTCTAAGTCCTCTTTCTGCTGAGATAACATCTCGAATAAATTATCTGGTATTGGTAATTCTACGGTAGCACCACGCTTGCTTTGCGTGATAGTAACCTTGCGTTGCTCTAGGTCTACGCTATCCCACGTAAGATTGCGTATGTCCACAGGACGTTGACCCCACTCATAACACATCAACACAATGAGTCCAATGCTACGATAATCAAAATTAGTAAATGCGACATCAAGAAAATCCATAACCTGATCGTGAGTCCATACGACAGAACGAGGGGTAGACGATCTCTTTTTAACTCTTGCCATTGGATTGTACAACAGTACATCAGTGGACACGAGATGGTTCATGAGAACGGAGAACACCCTTGCGTTATGGTTCGCATTGGAGGTAGAGGTTTCCGCTTCCCATGTATCGTATATCTCAATACACATCAGAGAGTTTATCTTATCAACTCTAACATTACCAAGTGTCTTTCCCATAATAGACATACGACAATAAGATGCCAGATTGTACTCGTAGTTCCTTTGAGTGGAGCGAGAGAGTGAAAGGAACTGACGAGTCCTTAAGTATTTATTTACAGCATCTTTTAATTTCATATTTTTCCTATCCAGTGTGTACAGTCATCATGCGGGTCGTCTGGTCGTTGATACACTTCCATAGTAACCCCTCCTATACTTTAAGTTTAACTTTAAGTATTAATAACTCTTATATTAGAATTATTAAACACTCTTAGTTATACTTAAAGTATTATATAGAGGCAAACTAAAAGTGTGTCAAGTGCGACAGGTTGTCACATATACCTCCTTGATACATAGCCATCCATGTAAGCATTAAAATGGCTGTTGTCCTCTATTTGGCATTCTTCCATTACATCATATGGATTGAAGCCATACTCAGCAAGCATCTCTGCAATGGCATACGGGTAGTCTAGAACTAGACTGTGTATTGCATCTACATTATCCTGTGATACATCGTAACCCCTTGAAACTCCAGCAGTTTTTCTATAGTAATTACCATACTCTACTACACTAGGATCACGAACAAACACTAGCTTTGACCAGTCAGCGGACTCTAGTTTAGCCACAAGCTTATCAAGGTACAGCAGGTCTTGTGTCTCGTTGACACCATGCTGACCATAGTAACCGACACTGATATTAGTACACTCAGAAACAACCATTGAGTACTCGTTGCTGTCTGTGTAAGAACCATTGCTATCAGCTACAAGCTCTGGCATATTAAGTGCATCGGCAAAAGACTGGGCAAACTCATCTGATGCAGTACGCAACCCCATCTGGTGAGTAATCACTGAGTTGTCACCATACCTGTCAAACGAGATCACTGCTTGAGTATCTGCCAACCATGCAGGGTAGTCAGTAACAAGTGCAGAGCTACCCTTACAGCCAACCTCCTCAGCTGCATGAACAACATACGTACCCTCAATACCTGACTCAATCATACACAACAGTATGTATACGCCAGTAGTACAATCAGCACCAAGACAACTAGAAACTTTACTGTCTGCCACTGAGACTACATCATTAGAAACAATAAGTTTCTGCATACCCTCTTGTTTGTGTACCGTATCATGGTGTGCAGTAAAGCATATCTTTGGCTGATCGCCAATGTGCAATATGTAATTACCATGTTCATCAGGTAAACCAAACACAGGTTCGAGAAACCTTTTACAAAACTGTCGTTGAGTGACAGTACCCTCTGGCCGCATGTAACGCAGCATTTCAATTATACTATGCATCTTTACTCTCTCCTTTTATCCATAGTCCACTATCATTATCTAAGACATAACCTGCCTCTTTAGCCTCATCTTTTGAGACTGACTCTGTATCCCCATGTTCATCAACAACATCTGCAAATTCATCATTAGGATACAACTCACCATCCCACGATGACCAAAAGTAATCATCAAGATCAGCTGAGGAAATAAACTCATCTTCATACTCACAGTAATGTGCACAATCAACATGCCAGTACTCATGATCTGAACACATAACAAAGTTAGTACCATCTTCAAGTACCCACTGTGCGACAGTCTCCTCACACCTGCGGTCATTTCTCCAGAAAAAAGCAGTACCTGTCTCATTATGGTGTACGGACTCACCTGCCCAATCACAGTAGTAATGATCATCATGGTAGCAATCAGGGCAATAGTGGTTGTCATTGTACTCAGAGTAGTAATACTCATCTTCTGAAACACCACAACCACACGACTCACAGTGTGTATACGCAGAGCCAAGCACACCATTGTATTGGCTTGCATCAATTTCACCATAGTTACTGACCACAAGATATTTACCACAATCAGACTCTTCTAAAGACTGTGGAGATAGATCAATGTATGGCGCAATGAAGCCATCCTCATAATCACGACGAGAAAGCCTTGCACCTATCCAACAAGATGATCCAAACTTTACTGCACCAATAGTTTCTAGGTGATTGATAATCATATCAATGGCTTGCTCAGATACACCATACACAGGACTAGGCTGTGGGTTGCCACTGTCATGTTTCTTGTAGACAACACAGCGTCCTCCAATCAAGCCATCCTCATCAGTAACATAGACAATATCAAAATCACCGCTGGCATATGCCTCAGCAGGGTGCATCGGTAGATGCTCAAAGTCATACCGCATACAACTGTGAGCTAGATGCTTGCGCCAACAGCTTGTGTGAATGTTCTCAGTCTCTGACTGAACACCTGCATACGCAAGCTTGAAAGACTCAGCATCACTGGCCGTATGTACTGTGAATGTACGAGGCGCAAACCTCTGCAAAAACTCATCAGTAAGTTGAATGATAACCTTGTGCTCAAGCTCAGGAAACATCAAGCTGAATGCACGACCAGGTTTCATGGCTACCTCACGACCATCATCACGATCTTTGTGTGATTGATAGACTGTAATTTTACCCTTGTATTGTTTAGAACGTCTGGCATTGAATGCACGTAGACGAAAGGTAGGTCTGCAAGTATGGCCTAGAAAAGGTATCTTTCGTTGCAACCAGTCTTGCAAGTCAATGTCTGCTGCATGAAACATATCAAAAGATTTGTAGTCACCCCACTCACGAAGCACTGGATCTACTTCATCAGGATCTTCACGATACTGTTTCTTGACAACAAAACCATACTTAGTTGGTTCAACGACGTAGACAAACTTACCATTAGCCAGTTGCACATTACCTGCGAATGGAACTTTAGGATCATCAGCTCGCCACTCCACATTGTCAAACAGGTGCGGTTGATATGCAACCAGTCCGTCAAATATATCATCGCCATAATGATTCTTGATTTCATTACCGTCTACAGGAACAAGAGTATAATTAGCCATATCAATACCTCCATTGTGGCTCCTCACCCCAACGCCAAGTCAAAGTGATATTACGTTCTTTCCAACGATCATTCATGTACATACGATACGCTTGATGCACATCATCAACATCTGAATAATCAACTCCACGTTCTAAGTTTCTAGCACAGTTAGCAAACTCTGTCAACTCCTCATTCGGAAATTCACCGTTGTCTACATACTGTTGAAACAAAGGAATAAGTCGGGCAGACTTGTGTGCGCCAGACTTCTGATTGAATAGCCAACTCATGTGACTGAGCAGCCACTTGAAGTTAGCACGAGATCGCCTTGCCCATTTACTGCATGGATGATTGATGTACGCCAATTTGTACACGGGCAAGGTTGTGTCAGGATCAAGCCAACGTACTGCGGTGGACAACATCTGAGCAGACTCAAGAATCATCTTGTTCTTACGGACATCATCCAACCACAGTGCGGATTGCATAGGACACTTGTCGAATGCGAATATATTCATCACACCTCCATGAATAGTGCTTTTACAGATTTGAGTAGTCTGGCATCTGCCTCTACTTTTTCGAGTCGTTGTTGCAACTCTACTACCTGAGCCTGTAACTGACCATTCTCTTTCTTGGTAATCATAAAGTTTTTACGATCACGTTTCTGCACACTGGGTTGTAACTCCTCAGTATACAAATTGTAATTAAAGAACTTGTTACGATACCCAAGAGCATTACGCCATCTGTGTAAACTCTTTCTAGTAATACCATACTTGGCAATGGTTTGATCGCCAGTATGATTGTCGTAATACTTGCAAACCTCATGTTTGAACTCAATCGGAAATCTTGCACGTTTGTCCATGATACTTACTCCTCTACACGAACGTTGATTATACCCTGCTTACGCAGAGCCTCTACAGTACCATCAACCGCACCATGCGGAAGGGTACATACTAATACGTCATCGACGTATAACTTGACAGGCCTATACATCTTTCACCATACGCCTGACTGTTTTCTCTACTAACTTTATCACGCCATTTGGTAGATGCAACTCAAGCTCCATCTTGTAGCGTCCAAAGTCAATATCACGATTCATCATACGACACACAATGTCGTTGAGGCAAACGCCAGTCTCATCATTTACCATCACATGAGAATGATCTTCTTTCTCATACCATCCAGTAAGCAATACACTCATTTCATTAATCCTTCACAAATTCTGCGGTCAGTGGATATGATAATGATCTTACCGTTATCACCATACAATATCCACTTCTTACCACGTTGCACCAATTTCATTATGTCCATCATACCTCCTCTACATAAACGTGTGGCCTGTTGTTTTCATCCAATACTAAGATGGCATACTTTGCCTCATGTATTGGTTCGTGAGTATCCACATCGTAAAAATAACCGTACTTGTACGGATCATACTTAACTCTTTTTAATCCGTCAACATCTGGTTTTGCATCCAAAGTTTTCATCTCACCTTTTAGGAAAGCATGAACATTCTTTTGCTTATCTCTAAGCACAGCTGCCCTACCACCTGCTCTCACCACAAAAATTGGTCTATCAACTTTCACAGCTTTTGCATATGATACAGGCACACTCTTTGCACGGATAGAATATATCCGTTTATTAATGTTGTAGTAAATTTCTCTGATCATTCTACTACACCTCCTCATATCTAGCATTATATCTGCACCTTGCAGCCCACTTACGTTCTGCCAGCGTTGCTTCTCGTGCATCCTCATCCCACTCCATCATCTGCTCCACACTATCCCATCCGAGATCAGACTTAGCAGGATCAGGAGTATCTGTCAAGCTTCCATCAGGCTGCACATAGAACGGCCATGAATCACTTGTAATATACATCTTCATGGTACACCTCATTAAAATTGGCAGGGGTACTAGGAATTGAACCCAGTCTTTCGGATTTGGAATCCGATGTGCTACCGTAACACTTCACCCCTAACATAAGTATTGGAAAGCACCCCATGTAATCACAGGGTGCTTACGCAATACTCACGCAATGATAGCTTTGAGTGCTTTGATCTTGTCCGCATCGACAACATCACCATCTTGCAAACCATCTTGACGACGTTTGTCCGCACGTGCAACCAGTGCAGCAATCATGTCGTCAAGGTTCATGGGCTTGTACTCAGGTTCTTTCTTGAACTCCCAAAACGGCGTAGCACACGCAGCCTTGGCATCATCAAGAGCAATCTTAGTACGCTTGGCATGATAAGCGAAACACGAATTGTCAGCATCCCACACGAATGTGGCGAAAGCCTCAACCCACGCTTTGAAAGCATTAGCACGAGCCATACTTGGTATAGCTGCAAGCAGTGCATTCATCTGGCGAACAGCAACAGACACGTCACTGCTCTCATGCCAACGACGAACGATAGAACAAGCGGTGCGGTGGATGTCATTCTGAATAGACTTTCCACGCTTACTGATTGAAGCAATCATATCATCAATCTTTGCATCAGTTTTGATAAGAGAAATATTAGCCATGTAAACCTCCAACGATATAGCCTAACACCATGCACTCACCATGAATGCACAGTGCGAGCTATACCGTAGGCCACACACAAACCACAGTGTATGCGGCCTATGGGTTTACTCACACGCAATGGGTGCAGGTCTCAGCTTTTATCCCATTGCATTTATGAAACTCAGAGAATTGGCGGCATGTGGGTTGACAGGCATCGCATAGCATCGCTGGCAATTTTCAGCTGACGCACTAGCATTGATGCAAACGCACCACAATAACCAAAACTCGCAAGCCTTACCGTCAACCCTAACACACGCAAGCATTAGCCATGCGTTAGGCCTTACAGCACTATCTTATTGGGCAGCACCACACCACCACCGATAAGGCATTGAGCCACTCTCGAAAGAGTGTACTATAGGCGTTGGATGGTCTAGACGCACTCCCCCAATCCATCACAGACGGGATACAATCTATAGTCCAACTATGGTCAAATCAGAGTTTTAACCAACTCGATATTTGATGAGACTAGAATAACGAATAAAACCAAGAATAAAACAAAAAAGAATTGTTTAAAATCAATAGGTTATAAAATAGTTTATATTCAACAAAATGAATATGACTGTGTGTTTCCTGTTTTGTTCTCTTGATGTTCTATGTTAGTGATTCGTTCCTGATTCGTTCTCTTATTATATATAATGTGTGTCTGATTTGAGGGGTATATTCAAGTATATGAATATGTGAATACGTTATGCTTCCTAGTTGCGAATGATTCGCAATATCAATAATACCTTACTCTTTTAGTAGGATATAACGTGTTAGATAATGTTATATTGTATAAAATACATAATAAAAACAATAGTTTAGCCCTAGAAAACCCTGTCATATTCAAACATTCGAATACTTGAATGTGTTGCAAGGGGTAGGCATGGGGCATACGGGGGGTGTACGTTGCGTATATATGCTCAATGACAGAGATGGGGTTTTTAAGTCTGTTAACCACATGCTATATTAGGTCATACATGCTGACATATTTATATGTTATACTATAACACCCCTATTTTATTAAATAATAGTAGTAATAGGTAAGACATTATGACCTATATTATGTAAATCTTGTAGGAAGCCCCAGGAATTACGTTATCTTTGCCCTGGACGTAGGGTACTGGGAGAGTCTATTGCGTTATTCTGGGGGCATCTCTGGGGTTCCTGGGCGTATTTCGTGGTGTTATCCCAAATATACGACAAAACAGCTGTACCCTGGCGATATTTTTAAAAAATATTTTGTCGTACCCCTTGACAGCGGGGCGTAATGTGATATATAATATACTTAATGTATTACATTACGCTTAACTCTAACTTTATTATTACTTTAATATATAGTAATATTAATACTTATAGTAATACTTAAAGTAATACTTCTAGTACGTACACTCGCTCAAACTTTTTTCTGTCGTATCAAGAAAAAGTGTTGACCTTAGTGGACAAAAAGGTATAACTAAGGATGTCCAAATCAAAACTGTACTCTTCGGACAAAGTGATAGAAGAGTTCTACAAAGCTTTAGCCGACAAAAACGAATCAAAGGTACGTAGGGTACACATACCACGTTCAGATGTATTCTATATACGAGAAAAAATTCACCAAGATACTGGCATACGATATTCACTCGACAGAGTAGAACGAGCTATGTATCTCGAAGGACATCTCAGCAGATACGATGTTTTAGATCCTGACAGAAAAAGAAAGTGGGAAGAATGACAGTAGCAATGGAAAGAGTTTTACAGTGGAAGATCATGCCACGTCTAATGATGTTGGTAATGACTGGCATGTATATCCGAGTTATTGAATGGGGAATGTCACTGCCCGATCTATCTACACAACAAAGCGCTATGATTTCAGTAGTAAGTGGTGCAATGACAGGTGCATTTGCAGTTTGGTTAGGAAGTGAAAAGAAATGATACAGGCCTTAATAGGACCAATAACAAGTTTAGCAGGTACATGGTTAAATGGAAAAGTTGAAACAAAAGCTGCAGAGACTAAAGCAAAAGTTGCCAAAGCTGAAGCTGAGGCGCAGATTATGCTGTCTCGTGCAACCAGTGAGGCAGACTGGGAAAAAATTATGGCACAAGGTTCGCAGTCTTCGTGGAAAGACGAATGGCTAACAATCTTGTTTAGTATCCCACTAGTACTTGTATTTACAGGTGACTGGGGTAGAGAAATAGTTGCGAATGGTTTTACCGCATTGGAAACCATGCCGCAGTGGTATCAATACACACTTGGAGTAATCGTAGCTGCAAGCTTTGGCGTAAGGTCAGCTACTAAGTTTTTTGGAAAGTAAACATGGCATTTAAATTATCAAGTAGATCGCTGGGTAAACTAGAAGGTGTACACCCAGATATGGTAAATACAGTTAAACGTGCTATTGAACTTACGAAGGTAGACTTCGGAGTTACATATGGCGTAAGAACTTTGGAAGAGCAGGAGAAGCTGTACAAGGCTGGACGTTCTCAAACCATGAAGTCTAAACACCTTATTCAAGACTCAGGATATTCTCATGCAGTAGACCTAGTAGCTTACGATGGATCTAACGTAGTATGGGAATTGAATGTCTATGATGATATATGCGATGCGATGGCAGAAGCTGCCAAAGAGGTTGGCGCTGCAATTAAGTGGGGTGCGGCGTGGAGCGAAGGAGATATTCGCTCGTATGAAGGTACTGCAGAGGATGCGATGAATGCATACGTAGATCTTCGTCGTAGCCAAGGCCGTAGGCCGTTTATTGACGGACCACACTTCGAATTGATTTGACGGTGTAAATATTTTCTGATATAATATATTTGCAATAAAGTTGGGGTAAACAGAGAACCGTCCTTGTTCCCCTAACAGATTAGGATACAAAATGGCAACAACTAAGGACGTGGAAAGACTACCAAGCGGTAAACTCAAATACCGTGGCGAAACCTTTCCAGGATATAATAAACCTAAGAAAACCCCAGGCGAAAATAAGAAGTCTGCGGTGTTGGCCAAGAAAGGCGACCAAGTAAAGATTGTCCGTTTTGGTGATCCTAAGATGTCTATTAAAAAAGATCAACCAGCTAGACGTAAAAGTTTTCGTGCAAGACACAATTGCGATACGGCAACTGACAAATTTACAGCAAGGTATTGGTCGTGTAAGGCTTGGTGATGTGGTTGGCGATAGTACTAGCTTGTACTAATCCCTCTGCATTATCTTGTGTAGTCTACGCAAAACCAGATGAATTATTTATAACTAAACAAGAGTGTGAAGTAGAAACAAAAGCGATGGCAGCTCGTATGAATCAACTAGGTGCTTTAGCAAGACCTTCCTGCATTAAAGTAGGGACAAGTATATAGGATTAAAATTATGAAAACTTTAGTATTCGCATCTGCGTTGGCAGTTGCAGCAACATCAGTATCGGCTATGGACTTAGGTAATGGCCTGTCAATCGGATCAGAGGTAGACATGAGCTACGTAACTGGTGCAGATACATGGGCATTGGAAGCAACACCCTATGCAGCTATCTCACAATATGGCGTTACTCTTAAAGCAGAAACAACTGTTGACGTATTGAAAATTAATGAAGATGACGTATTCAAAGGTGTAGACCTTACAGCAGAATACGTCTGGAATAACATGACTACTTACACAGAAGTATCTTCGGATGCAGACTTTGAGTTTGGTGACATCACTGTTGGTGCGAAGATCAAGTTTTAATTAGGAGTTCCTAATGCCTAAGAAGAGTACAGTAAATGCTGCTGGTAACTACACCAAACCAACTATGCGTAAAAACCTGGTCGCCAAAGTTAAGGCGGGTGGAAAAGGTGGCAAGCCTGGACAATGGTCAGCGAGAAAAGCGCAGATGGTTGCCAAACAATACAAAGCAAAAGGGGGAGGCTATAAGTAATGAAGGCTCCTCAAAAGTCCCTAAAGAAATGGGGAAAACAAAAGTGGCGTACTAAAAGTGGCAAACCGTCTACGCAAGGTCCAAATGCTACTGGTGAACGTTACCTTCCTTCTAAGGCTATTAAGTCTCTTAGCAGCAGTGAGTATGCCGCTACAACCAGAGCTAAACGAAAAGGCACGAAGGCAGGTAAGCAGCATGTGGCTCAACCTAAACAAGTTGCAAAAAAGACGAAATCTTTTAGAGCCGCTAAGGGTGGACTTGCACGAGGTAAAAAGTGAGTCACAGTCTTGGTCTACTAGATCACATGCCTTTACCAAGTATGCCGTTTAATACGCATGTTAATACTGTATTTGAATCTGCAGATAAAGACAGGTCAAATAAAAATAACGTAGAAGAAAAAAGAGAGCCTACAAGGATTACTCCCGATACTCCTGTAGAAGATCTAAAACTCGTAAACCAAAAGTACGCATACCACCCAGATCCTAACAAGCTTAGGATGCCAGACGGTCAGATAGTGGATTTTGTCGTAGCATAATAAGAGGTAGTTAATGCCCTATTTAACAAGTAGCATTCCGCATTTCAAAGCGTGGGTTCGTAGAGAATACACAAAAAACTTAGAAGAGTATCATGGAGAGTTCCTACATTGCATGGTCATTGGCGTCACTACTATGCCAAACAGGACTCTCAGCTTTCAAGTTATTTTTACAGGCTGCGAGTCTGACTTTGATGATGGTCCCAATATACATGGCGGTGCGATGTGGGCTAGATTACCTCTTGTAGCTTTGGTGGCAGATACCCCCCTAGAAGATTGGCCAGAAGAGTTACCACCGTATTTAGCACAACCTTGGGATTGTATGTCGCACTACCACAGTGTTTACAAGTTAGAACGTGCAAGCCCAGCGCCTTGGATTGCAAAGGTAGACGGAGAGTTTTACCCAGCTAAATATTACTTTACTGTAGATTACACAGACAGTGAAGTTGCAGACGACCCAGCACAACACAAACAGTCTCACGTACTAGAGTTGCTAGACGCTGGAGAATACACAGGTAACATTGTTGCATTACCCAATAACAGAGTGAGGGTAACTCACCCAGCTTGGTTTGAAACAGGAGAAGGTGCTCCAGACTTTAAACCAAACCAACATGTGTACAATTCAAAAGAAGATGTAGACTACGTGTGGAATACACAAAGAGTTTTCAATAATTTATACAGTGAGGAAGAACAATGAAAATGAAAAAGAAAGGTTATGCTAAAGGCGGCATGATGAAAAAAGGTTACGCCAAAGGTGGGTTAAAACCAGCTCCAAACAAAGGTGCTGCATCATTACCTAAAGATGTTCGTAATAAAATGGGCTTTATGAATAAAGGTGGTATGGCTAAGAAAAAAGGTTACGCTAAAGGCGGTGCTATGATGAAGAAGAAAGCATACGCTAAAGGTGGTAAGGTAGCTATGTACAACCAAGGTGGTATGGTTAAGTCTACTGGTACAATGAACACTGGCGTAAAAACTGCTAAGAACACGTACAAGTAGGAGATAATACAATGGCTGTATCATTACGAACATACCTAAACAATAAACTAAAAGAAAAGGGTATGACTGCTACCCAAGCTAAAAAGAATGCTAGTAAATATAAAAGCATTGCTGCAGCTAAAAAAGCTGGGTCACTTTATTATACCAATAAAGATGGTAAAGTAATGGCAGCTGTTTATGCAGAAGATCTTAAGAAAGCACCAGCTACTTCACCTAGACCAAAAGCTCGCCCAAAGAAAACACCTGGCAAAGCTCAAGGTCCAACTCGTCGTGGTGTAATGACACTTGACGAAAAGATAGAAGTAGATAGAGCAAACAAAAAACCTATGAGTACTACAGAGCTGAACAGAATGGTTAAAAAAGCCATCGACGCAGCTCCAGCTAAAGTAGCACCTAAAAATAAAAGTCAGTCATCTAGATTTAATGCTTGGTTTAAAAACAATCAAAGCAAGTATGAAAGAAAAAATGGTGGCTTTAATATGGGGCAAGCAATTAAAGACTTTTCCCAAACACAACTTTATAAAAAGTAACAATACACAGGAGACACACACATGAGTAATCCATATCAAATCCGTACTGACATTTTATCTATGGCAAAAGAAATGATGGATAAAAGTTATGATACACAAATGCAACTAGCCTACAGCGTTATGGAACAGTATAAAGATAATGCAGAACAGGCGTTAGAAGCTTGGCAACGTTATGTGCCAAAGATGTATACACCAGATGAAGTAAAAGCTCAGGCAGAAAAACTGTACGAGTTTGTTACAGAAAAAGGCGAAAAGTAATTGGTAGCAAGAAACTATAACACAGTAACAAAAGCACTCAGCATTACCGCAACTTCAGGTGGTGCTAGTGCTGATGTTTTATACACATGTCCTGCAAATTTTGATGCAGAAATAGACTTTCTTCATATTACCAACGGTGCAGCATCTACAGATAATGTGTATATACAATGGTATCATGCAGAAGATACCACTTATCATACTATTGTAAATGCTAAGTCTATAGCTGGTAATAACGTTTACGATGTACTACAAGGAAGCAATGTGTTCTATATGCATTCAGGTGATAAGATTGTAGTATATAATGGTGGTGGTACTTTAGGTGTAGCACTATCAGGAAAAGAGTTCTATAATCCAAATAGGACATAACGGGGTTGCAATATTAACAATAGTATGTTATAACTAAATGTATATAACTACTCCTGCCTAGTTAGGGCTAACACACAAGGAGTAGAAAAATGTTTAAAGCATATTGCAACCGTATACTACAAGCTATCCAAGAGTCTCAGCAAAGACGAGCAGACTATTACATCTTAATGAACCTGTCTGATCGAGAGTTACAAGATCTTGGCATAGGCAGGTCACAAATAAAAGAACGAATTTATGGCGAGAAACCTCACTGAAAAACAACAAGCATTTCTAGATGCATTGTTTAACGAAGCCGAAGGCAACCCTGTCGCTGCATTAAAGATGGCAGGGTATGCTGACGGTACGTCTACGACTGTTGTTATGGCTCCTCTTAAAGAAGAGATAGCTGAACGCACTCGTGATTTTATATCAACTCGTGGGCCTCAAGCTGTTTGGTCTATGATGCAAGTAATGAGATCCCCTACCGACTTGGGCAATAAAGAGAAGATGGCAGCAGCTAAGGACTTCCTTGATAGAGCTGGCTTTGTAAAAACAGAAAAAGTCGAAGTTAAAGCAGACAGTCCTTTGTTTATTTTGCCTCCGAAAGCAGATGAAAACTAAAACTTGGAAATTACCTAAACCTCAAAAAGAAGATGGTGAATGGGAGTGGGAACCGATAGTAAGAATCGGAAGGTTTGTGCCATTTGGTTATAGACAAGACCCCGATGATTGTGATATACTACAACCAATTCCAGAAGAGCTAGAGCTTTTTGAACAGGCTAAAAAACATTTAAAGCAGTATAGCTATAGAGAAGTAGCTGCTTGGTTAAGTGAAACTTCTGGTAGATACCTTTCCCACGTAGGTTTATATAAGAGAGTTAAACTTGAGCACAAGCGTAAGAAAGAAGCTTCAGTCCAACGTTTCTATGCCGAAAGGTACAAAGAGGCAGCAGAAAAGGCGGAAAAGCTCGAAGCCCAAAGACTCGGTGCAAGAAGTAGAGTTGACACCAGCAACCCCGAAGCACGAGCCAGTTGAAGTAGAGCAGGTACAAAGAGAAATAATCTTTGAACCTAACCCTGGTCCACAGACAGATTTCCTAGCATCAACAGAACAGGAGGTCTTATACGGAGGATCTGCAGGTGGCGGTAAGTCATACGCAATGATTGCCGATCCCGTTAGATACCTGAACAATCCAAATGCTCGAATGTTGCTTGTACGTAGAAGCACTGAAGAGCTTAGAGAACTTATCTCTGTTTCTAAACAGTTATATCCCAAAGCAATTCCTGGTATCAAGTTTATGGAACGAGATAAAACTTGGGTAGCCCCTAGTGGAGCTACACTCTGGATGTCTTACCTTGATCGTGATGATGATGTCATGCGCTATCAAGGACAAGCATTTAACTGGATTGGTTTTGACGAATTAACGCAATGGCCTACACCCTATCCTTGGAACTATATGAGGTCACGTCTTCGTACAACCAAAGCTAGTGGGCTACCCTTGTATATGAGGGCAACAAGTAACCCAGGTGGTCCTGGCCACCAGTGGGTAAAGAAAACCTTTATAGATCCAGAGACACCAAACAATGCTTTTTGGGCGACAGACACAGACAGCGGTGAAATTATTTCTTGGCCGAAAGGACATTCGAGAGAGGGTGAGCCATTATTTAAACGTAGGTTCATACCTGCTACCCTATTCGATAATCCTTATCTAGCTGATGATGGAATGTATGAAGCAAACTTGCTTTCGCTTCCAGAACACCAACGAAGACAGTTACTAGAAGGTGACTGGGATATTAACGAGGGAGCAGCATTCCCTGAGTTTAACCGTAACGTACATGTGGTAGAGCCTTATGATATACCAAAAAGCTGGGTTAGGTTTAGAGCTTGCGACTACGGTTATGGTTCTCACACTGGTGTTGTATGGTTTACTGTCACTCCAGCAGAACAGTTGGTTGTCTACAGAGAACTTTACGTATCAAAGGTTACAGCTACAGATTTAGCTGACATGATACTAGAAATAGAGGGTGATGAAAAGATACGGTATGGTGTCCTCGACTCTAGTTTGTGGCACAACCGTGGTGATACTGGCCCGTCATTGGCTGAACAAATGATTATGAAGGGATGTCGTTGGAGACCTTCTGACAGATCTAAAGGTTCTCGTGTATCTGGTAAAAACGAACTACATAGAAGATTGCAGATTGATGAGTTTACTGAAGAACCCAGACTAGTATTTTTTAACAACTGCAATAATATTATTTCGCAACTACCAGCCATACCTCTGGATAAAAATAATCCAGAAGATGTAGACACAAAAGCAGAAGATCACTTGTATGATGCTTTACGTTATGGTATAATGACTCGACCACGTAGCAGCATATTTGACTTTGATGCCAGTACACAAAGATCTGGATTTCAAATGTCAGACTCAACGTTTGGTTATTAAGGAACTAGCATGGAAGAAGATGAAACCTTTGAAAACGAAATGATCATGGATGATGAAACATCTTCGTCAATTGAGGATGTTGAAAAGGATTTGTATCATGATCCACAAGCTGGTGAGATTGTTCAGTTTGTTAAAGAAAAGTATAACAAAGCTGAAACAGCAAGGCAACTTGATGAAGAACGTTGGATTCAGGCTTACCGTAACTATCGTGGTATTTATGGACCAGATGTACAATTTACTTCTACAGAACGTTCGCAAGTTTTTGTCAAAGTTACTAAGACGAAAGTATTAGCAGCTTACGGACAGATTGCTGATGTGTTGTTTGGTGGTAATAAGTTTCCAATTACTATTGATCCTACTAAACTTCCTGAAGGTATTGAAGAAGTAGTAAACTTTGAAACGAATCCAGAGATTCGTAAAGCTGTAGCTGAACAACCAGACACAATGGAAGAACTACTTCCAGGCGAAACATATCAAGAGTATCAAGAACGTCTTGGTGCCATGAAAGCAAAACTTGCTCCAATCATGGACGATGTAAAACCTGGAACCAATGGTAGCCCAACCTCTGTACAGATTTATCCTGCAGAAATAGCTGCCAAGAAAATGGAAAAGAAAATCCATGATCAACTAGAAGAATCTCACGCAAAGAAACACCTACGTGCTGCAGCTTTTGAAGCTGCCCTGTTTGGTACAGGTATCATGAAGGGTCCGTTTGCAATAGATAAAGAATACCCTAATTGGAATGACGAAGGGGAATACTCACCAGTATTCAAAACAATTCCACAAACATCATCTGTATCTATCTGGAACTTCTATCCAGACCCAGATGCAGCTACAATGGAAGAAGCAGAGTATGTAGTTGAACGACACAAGATGTCACGCTCACAACTACGTTCTTTGAAAAACCGTCCGTACTTCCGTGAGAATGCGATTGACAATGCACTATCTCTTGGCGAAAGCTATAACAAAGAGTGGTGGGAGCATGTCATGGAAGACAACACCGAACAAGACCATGCAGATCGTTTTGAAGTTCTAGAGTTCTGGGGTTTTGTTGATACAGAGATTATTAAGAATCAAGGTGTAGAAATACCAGAAGAGTTGGAAGACTCTGAACAAGTTAGTGTAAATACATGGGTATGTAATGGACAAGTATTACGTCTTGTAATGAATCCATTTACTCCAGCGTATATACCGTACTTTGCTGCACCTTATGAAATGAATCCTTACAGTATCTTTGGTGTTGGTATTGCAGAAAACATGGACGATACCCAAACACTTATGAATGGTTTTATGCGTATGGCAGTTGATAACGCTGCCTTATCTGGCAACTTGCTTATTGAGATAGACGAGACTAATCTCGTCCCAGGGCAAGACCTCTCCGTGTATCCAGGCAAAGTGTTTCGGAGACAAGGAGGGGCACCTGGTCAAGCCATCTTTGGCACTAAGTTCCCCAACGTATCAAACGAAAACATGCAGATGTTTGATAAGGCAAGAGTACTAGCAGATGAAAGCACAGGTTTTCCTTCGTTCGCTCATGGGCAAACTGGAGTCAGCGGCGTTGGTCGGACTGCTTCAGGTATTTCTATGCTTATGTCTGCTGCTAATGGTTCTATTAGAAACGTAGTTAAAAACATTGACGACTATCTACTAGCACCACTAGGTAAAGCCTTTTTTAACTTTAACATGCAGTTTAACTATGACAAAGAAACCAAAGGTGATCTTGAAGTTAAAGCTCGTGGTACAGAAAGCTTGATGGCTAACGAAGTACGTAGCCAACGCTTGATGCAATTTATGCAGGTCGTATCTAACCCAGCGCTTGCGCCATTTGCACGTATGGATTATATTGTTCGTGAAATCGCTAAGTCTATGGATCTTGATCCAGACAAGGTTGGCAACAATATGTCAGAGGCAGCTATACAAGCTGAAATACTAAAACAATTCCAAGCAGCAAATCCACCTGAACCACAACCAGGAGTTCCTGGTCCAGAGGGTGCTCCACCTCAAGAAGGTGCACAGGGTGCTCCTGCTGGCGCACAAGTACAGGATACTAGTGGCGCAGGGGGTGGTACTATAGGAACTGGAACAGCACCTCAGCCAGGAGAACAGGGCTTCTCAGGCAATACTGGTGATGAACCTACAATGCAATGAAGCTAGTCGTGAACAATACATTAAAACCTTTTGTAAATAATCCAGAGTTTTACACACCTTATATAGAAGAGATAGCATCAAGGATTGCTTTTACTCATGTAGCTCTTGAACAATCTAGAGAACTTGATGAAGTCTATCGACTCCAAGGTGAAATACGTGCTCTTCGTAGCCTTTTAAAATTGCGAGAAAAAATAAATGGATCAGAGTCCTAGACCAAAGACACGACCTAGATCTAGAACAGAAAAACGTACTGTAAGGGGTAGGCCTGTCTGGATAGATCACACTGGTGAGATTACTGGTAAAAAAGGTGGTAGTTATTCTGAGGTTACAACTACAGTTCCTTGGGGTACTGGTTGGGCAACTTTACCTACAATAGATGGTCAAGGTAAAAGATTATCTGATGAAGAAGTATTTAAAAAGGTAGTAGAGGCTAGGAACAAACTTAGTAAGGGTGGTCCTGTTGACTTTATTACTGGTGAAGAGCTTCCTGTATTTAGTAGTCAAGAGAAAGCAGTTGAGTATGCAAAGTGGCGTTCTCGTACAATGTTTGATGCAGAAGCTTCAAAGAAAGGTTTTTCAGAAGAGTTTCCTATGCAAGAGGAACCAGAACCCAAAGGACCGATAAAAAGAAGAGTAGAGCCTTACATTGAAAAAGGTAAAGGTTTTCTGAACTACCTTAAGAACCCTAGTGAACATGGTGTTTTTAATGAGGGTGGTTTGTCAATGTTACCTTCTGCAGATAACGACACTACTCCTACTAAACCTAAAGATACTTGGAACCCATTACGTTTTGCAGCAGACTCTTGGCAATCAGCTAAAGACCGTTTTGCAGATGCAGGTGTAACAAAGGTTGATGCTAACTCTCCTGAGTTGTACAAAGGTTATGTACGTGCTGTAGACTATTTTAAAGATATGGGTCTTGGCGGAATAGAGCTTGTAGATGCTGCGGCAAAAGCAGTTATAGGCACTGCAGGTGAACTTATAACTAAAAGTGATTCGTCACAAAGAAGATTTGAACGTGATATTTATTCTATGCCAGATGCTTTTCTTGGTGCAGCTGGTGCTAAGAGTTTAAGTCAATTAGATGATGCAGTAGATACTGCAGTACAATCTGCAAAGACTTTACCCAGAGTAGTAAAGAAAAAAGAACAAGGGTATAGTCCTGTCATTTCAGGATCAGATGATTATGATCCTATAGACAGCTTGGCTAGTGATATATCTGCACTAGAAAAGATGAAAAAGAAAAATAGTTTTCCTACTATAGATGAAATAATGGCAGGTGTTTCTGCAGGTGTTTTAAAAGACGATGAATATTTAGAACAACTTTATCATTTAAACAAAAAAAATATTAAGTTATACAAGCCTGGAAGTTTTTTACACGATAATGCATCAAATACAAACAAGATACTTGAAGAACTTGGCCCAGAAATAATTATACAGTTTGCTAAAAACTTACCTCCGTCTCCAGATTTTACTACTAAAACTTTATTTAAAGAAGGTCAGCAAGCTCAAAACGACAAGTACAGTAGGTATTTAGAAAGTATTAGAAACGAAGCAAAAGGCTCAAACTTAGATGCTGATCAAACTATTAGACTGGTTCAAGATACTGCATTAACTCTTGGTTATAGAAACAATCCTATTACAGAAAGAGAACTTCCAAGGGCAATAGACGGAGATAAATATTCTAGAAAAGCTTCTGGTTATTTTGTCAACGAAAAGACAATGCCACCTAGAACCAAACAAGAACAAGAAAGAATAGACAGAGCAGTTGATCTTGGATTTAAAGATGTTGTATATCATACATCAAGAGCACAGTCCAGAAAGACCAGACCTTTTTCAGAAGAGTTTACTGAGTTTAAAGAAGCTGACAGATTAGGTTCTTTACTAAAATCAGGTGATATTTATGGCGGACCTGCTCAAGATTTGTTAGGAACTCATGTAGGTACAGCAAGAGCAGCTGCAGAAAGAAGTTCTGGCATAGCTCAAAGTGGCTTTACGATGGAGCTTAGGGCTAGGTTAGATAAACCAGCCACAGCAAAAGTATTAGCCAACCTAGTTGGTATAGATAGAAATGAACTTGCAGGTGCTTATAATCTAGCAGAGTCAGACTTTGATAAAATTATAAATAGACAGGCAGAAAAAATATCTGGTGTTGAAAAGGGTGGTAGGTTTAAACAAAAAGATAGGTTAAAAGCTGTCCAGTTTATAAGACGTGAATTAGCTAAACAAGGCTATACCCACATACCTTATGTCAACGATGTAGAGGATGTAGAAAGCATAAGTTATATTATGTTAACAGATAGACCAAAAGGTTCTAATGCAGTGTTACGAGATATAAGAGCTGGATTTGATCCTAAGAAAATAACCAACCCTGATTTAAGGTTAGCCAAAGGTGGCGTGATAGATAAACAAATGAACGAACTATTCGCAGGGAGTAAATAACATGCGGAACAATATGATGCCACCACAAGGTGGTCTTAAGACAGATGGACAACAAGTAGATCCTGTATCGGGCAATAAGGTTCCTGTAGGCTCTAACGCAAACGAAGTACGTGACGACATCCCAGCGCAATTGTCTGATGGTGAATACGTTGTTCCTGCTGATATTGTTCGTTATTATGGCGTAAAGTTTTTTGAAGATCTGCGTAACCAAGGTAAAGGTGGTTTAAAAGATATGGCTGCTAATGGTCGTATCGGTGGTGATCCTGTACCTCCAGGTGGACCACAGGCAACTGGATTTTCACCAGAAGAAACACAAGCTATGCAAAGCATGGTAGGTGCAGCTATGGGTGGAATGATGACTCAACAGATGCCGCCAGCTGATCCCTATGCACAACAAGCTAATATGTATCAACAACGTCAAGGTTATGATGGCGGTGGTTTTGGTAGTAGATCTTTTGCTACAACTCCTACACGTTATAGCGGTGCATTTAGTTGGGAAACACCAGACCCAGAACCAACAGGTGATGGTACAGGTGATGGCAATGGAGATACAGGTGGAGATCAAACACCAGTAACACTGTACTGTCCTGATGGTCGTGTAAACACTTTACAACTACCTGCTGACCAAGATATGTATGATCAACTTATTACAGAAGGTTGTGGTATTGATCAAAGCATTCTTCCAAGTTCTGGAGAAGGTGGTCCAGAAGTTCCTGAAGTTACTGATGAGCAACGTGCAGCTTGGATGGACGACTTTGGGTATAAGGGTGATGGTACAGAAAATTTTGAAGATATTGTTGCAGGAACTGAAGCTGCACTAGATCCAGATAACAGAAACTTTATTGAAAAACTTTTGTCAGGTGGTGCTATTGGTAAACTTCAACAAGCAACTACAGCAGCACAAGTAGCTGCAAACATTGCTATACTAGAAGCAAATGCACAAACCCCAGAAGAATTTGCTGAAGTAGAAAGATTACGATCACTTTGGAATAACTATGTTAAGACAAATAACCTAGATCTTTTACCAAAAGAATTTATTAATGGTGATCAGTTAGCAAAACAAATTAATTCTACTCAAGTAGACTGGTCTTTGGGTAGAGACTCTAAAGACGTAAACGGTAATCCAATCTTTAAATCAGATGAAGATTTTTATAAACAAATAGAAGAAGTAGCATCTGATGAAGATAGTGGTACTACTGCGACATATATTCGACCTGGAGAAACATACACTGATTCTATAACAGGAGAACAAACAACTGCTCCTGAAACAGGGGTTATTGTATATGATTACGAAAATGACGTAGGAACTACTTTAGGGGGTGAATTACTTGAAGTTACAGATGATGGAGTAAAAGTATTTAAACCAGGTGAAGATACAATACGTCCACCAAGCAGACCAGATGGCCCTACTACAGGTGTTATTGAAGACACTAATGTTGCACAGGTTGACGAAGGTGGGCCTACTACCGTTGATCCAACTCAAAATGTTCCCACATCAAGCGAAGCTTCTGCTGATCCTAATCTTGCTAAAGATATTCAAGATGACTTAGCAGCTACTCAAGCTATCTTTGAGCAACCTCTTGGTGGTACGGGTACAGACGACCCAACAATTACGGAAACAGTTGACCTAACTTCACCAGAAGAAACTACAACATATACCTACGAAGACCCAGGCGATTCTGTAGATACACCTGTTTATTCAGGTTCAAGTAGAGATGACGATGATGATTACAGCATACCAACAGTAGCTACAGGCACTCAAGCTTATGGTGGAAGTCAGGCTGCAGAAACAGCACTAATTCAATCTGACTTATCTGATGATGACTTCTGGGATGAATTTGAATCAGGTACATCAGGAGGCGGCAGCTCAGGTGGTGGAAGTTCTGGTGGCGGATCTTCAAGTACAACTACTAACACTGCATCTTCTGGTAGAACAGAGTCACAAATTCAAGCAGACATTAACCAAGCACTTCAAGACTCTGGTGGTGCATGGACATCAGAACTAAACGATCTTGTATCAGAACGTGACAGTGCTCGTTCTAATGAAGGTGGTGGTTCCTCTGGCGGTGGCGGAGGAGGAGGAGGCGGTGGTTCCTCTGGTGGAGGCTCCTCTGGTGGTGGAGGCGGTGGATGCTGCTTCATCATGCTAGAAGCTCGCTATGGTAACGGTACTATGGATGAAGTAGTACGTAGATACCGTGATGAATATATGACTGATCGCAATCGTCGTGGATACTATCGTATGGCTGAAGTACTTGTACCACTAATGCGTAAGTCAAAAACATTTAAGTGGATTATCACAAAAACTTTTGCAGATCCTCTTGTGTCTTATGGTAAATATTACTATGGACAAAACAAACATGGTGTGATATACTCTCCGTTAAAGAACTTCTGGATGAAAGTTTTTGACGTAGTAGGTGGTGACACCAAGTTTATAAGGGAAAATGGAGAAGTTGTCTAAAGAACCATATGACAACCCTAACCTAGTAGAAATATACGAAGAAAGATACATCCATCACCCAAATCAAAAAGCTGATGTTAATTTTGAAATAACAGTTATAGAAAAGGTGATGGATTACTACGACCACGAATCTTGGTGCGATGTTGCCTGTGGTACTGGTTATCATTTGCGAAAAGCTTCTGGTAACTTTAAAAGGTTAGGTGTTGATAAATCTAAGTTGATGATGGATCAACATAAAGAAGATACAGAGTATGATGTAGATTATTCTGTTGCAAACATACTAAGTTGGAGAACCAAAAAGAAATTTGACTTAGTAACAAACTTTTGGTTTGGTTATTCACACCAACCATCTTTGGAAAAGGTACTAGACTTTTTTCAGAAAATGATAGACCTCACTGCAAAGCATGGATCTATAATACTGTCTTACCACAATAACTGGAAGTTGTTTGATAAGATACCTATGAGTACACCAGAACCTATGGGTGGTCAGTTTAGCTTCGATGCGTTGCAATGGTCTTATGTAGAACCAAGTACAGGTGATAAATACCATTGTATATCCCCTCACAAAAACCTTATCATAGGGCTTTTTGGTTCACAGTTTAAACGTTACAAAATAGTAGACTATCCTACGTTTGCTGGAAAAGAGCTGTTAGTATTAGAGGGTAAACTATGGAACTAGACGAATATAAGAACACTATAGCAAAACGTCATGGTGATCTTTCTGAAGAAGAGAAAGAAACTGTAAGACGTATGATAGGTACACCAGTAGGAAATGTTCTAACAAAACTTGTTGGACCAGAATTAGGTAAAGCAATTACGGTAGGACAACCAACAAAGATTAATCCCAAGCGTGGTGGCTTAGGATCAAGATAGGCAATAAGGCTACCCAGCGCAGCTGGCCCCAACATAAGGAGAAATAAATGCCTGAACTAGCAGAAGTTGAACCAACTAAGACTGCGGGTTTTGTTGACCGTGGTTATAACTATGAACGTAAACGTAAACGTCTTGAGGAAGAAGAAGCAGAGATTGCTAAACTAGAAGCAGAGGCTCGTGGTGAAAAGGTCGAGGAAGAAGAATCCGATGGCGAAGGATCTGAGACAGCCGAAGTATCGGATGCAAGTGATACCGAACAAGAAGAAGCCAAAGCGGAACCCGAAGCATCGGAAGACGACTCAAACCTGAGCCGTGAAGAAAAGTCGTTTAAGAAACGTTATGGTGATCTTCGTCGCCATATGAACGAAAAAGAAAAAGAGTGGAAAGAACGTCTATCTGCGTTGGAAGAGCGTATGAAGGGCGAGAACATTGTTCCACCAAAGTCTAGTGAAGATATTGAACAGTGGGCTAAAAAGTATCCTGATGTAGCTGGTATTGTGGAAACAATTGCTGCAAAGAAAGCACAAGAAATGTTTTCTAAAGCTGAAGGTCGGCTTAAAGAACTGGATGATGCCCATGCAGAAGCCACTCGTGTAAAAGCAGAAAACGTAATTCGTAAGTCACACAAAGACTTTGATACGTTACGTGCATCAGATGAGTTTCATGATTGGGCTGATGAACAGCCTAAGTGGGTACAGGATGCACTGTACGAAAACTCAGATGATCCTAAGTCTGTAATACGAGTTATTGATTTGTATAAGTCAGACAAAGGTTTAACTTCTGCAGCAAAGAAAGAAAAAACAAAAGCAGCAGCTAGTCCTGTAACTAAGCGTAGCAAAACGCAAGTGGACGTAAATGATGCTAATGACGCAATTCGTGAATCAGAGGTTTCAAGAATGTCTGATAAAGAATTTGAAGAACGAGCAGATGAAATTAATAAAGCTATTCGTTCTGGCAAATTTATATACGATGTTTCTGGCAAAGCCAGATAAACTGTTGACAATAAAGAAATCAGCAGTATAACTATGAGCATAGAGACAAAAGCCTCTTAATGACTACCTTTTGTCTCAACTCAATTTCCAAAAGTCTAAAACTAATAAGAACGACCTGTTTAAGTATAGGCCCGTTGAATATCTGGTAGGCCAACTAGATACAATACGCACCCTAGAAAACGAACAGCCTCTTGTCGGTGTTTAGCTTTGTAACCCGAAGCCAAATATCATGGAGGATTTAATCATGGCTTTTACAACAGCAGGGGGTTACGGCAACTTACCAAACGGTAACTTTTCATCCGTAATCTATTCCAAAAAGGTGCAGCTTGCATTCCGTAAGTCTACGGTTGCAGGTGACATCACCAACTCAGATTATTTTGGCGAGATCGCTGCTCAAGGTGATACCGTTAAAATTATCAAAGAACCTGAAATCTCAGTTAGCTCTTATGCACGTGGTACACAAATCACTGCACAAGATCTTGATGATGAAGATTTCTCTCTTGTCGTAGATAAAGCAAACTACTTTGCGTTTAAAATCGACGACATTGAAGAAGCTCACTCACATGTGAACTTCATGGACTTGGCTACTAACCGTGCAGCATATCGCCTAGCGGATCAGTACGACCAAGAAGTATTAGGTTACTTGTCAGGATACAAACAGTCTGCACTACATTCTGCAGCTGACACTGTAAACGACCAAGTAAACGGTACAAAAGCTGTTTCAACCGCAGGTTCAGACGAATTGCTTTCAAGCATGAAGTTGAACAAAGGTGACTTCGGCAACATTACAACAACTTCTGCTGGTGATCACTCGATTCCAGTAGCAGCTCGTTTGCCAGGTGCAACAGCTCTGCCAACAGCCACAGCTTCACCAGCAATGGTTGTAGCTCGTATGGCTCGTCTGCTTGATCAACAACAAGTTGATAAAGACGGACGGTGGCTTGTAGTTGACCCAGTATTCATGGAGATTCTACGTGATGAAGACTCACGTCTATTCAACGCAGACTTCGGTGAATCAGGTGGACTACGTAACGGTCTTGTCTTGAACAACTTCCACGGCTTCCGTGTATACACTTCAAGCAACCTACCGTCAGTTGGTACAGGACCAGGTACAACTGGTACTGCAAACCAAAACTCTAACTATGGTGCTATTGTTGCAGGTCATGATTCTGCTGTCGCAACTGCGGAGCAAATCAATAAGACTGAAACTTACCGTGATCCAGACAGCTTTGCTGACATCGTTCGTGGTATGCACCTATACGGTCGTAAGATCCTTCGTCCAGAAGGCATCGTTACTGCCAAGTATAACGCAGCGTAAGGGGGGATTGAATTATGGCATTAGGTGATAACACACTCCAAGCGGCACGTGGTAACTCACAACGTGGACGTAACCCTTACATGGTTCAAACTGTATTGAACCTAGCAACTGCTTTGTCAGATAAAGGATCAGCTCTTGCAGCAGCAGACGTTGTTCCTGTAATCGCAGTACCTAAAGGTCACTTGATCTTGAATGCAGGTATTGAGGTTGACACAGCATCTGATGGTTCTACATTTACTGTAGACCTTGGAACTGGTGTAGACGCTGACGTATTCGTTGATGGTTTTGACGGTACATCTGCAGCAGCAGTAGTTGCACAAAACCCTGCAGCATATCAGCCAGTAATGGCTGTAGCTGATGACAACATCGACATGACAATTGCTTCATTGTCTGGTGGTGCTGTTACTACAGGTAAATTCCGTATCTGGGCTGTCCTAATGGATTGTACAGACATGGGTAACGATGGTACTGCAAACGAAGTTGCACGTGACCAAGTATAAATAAACTTTAGGGGCTGCTTTTTGAGTGGCCCCTTTAGCACATCTAAATGATACTCAAGGCTAAAAATAAATTATCTAATTGGGACGTTAGGGTATTCAACATAAGTGAAGTATATTCACAAATGGATGAAGCTGCTTTATTAGATAGAAACTTTTTAGCTGCTATAAAGAAATCACTAGATGACAATGGAATGCTTTGGCCTCCTATAGTTTGGACACAAGAAACTTTTTTAGTTTATTGCCAAGAGCAACCACACAGACAAGACCCTAACAAACTTGTAGACACAAATTTAAAGTATCGTTGTGCTATAGGAAATAATAGATTTAACTACGCTAAAGAAAATGGATATACACAAATAGAATGTGTTTATGTTCCAACTTGGCAAGATAAAGACACAGTTCTAGAAACAACTAGAATGGAATACTGTGTAGACTTTTAAAGAGGAAATCCAAACATGGCTATTACAACAGCAATGTGCACAAGTTTTAAACAAGAGCTTCTTGGCGGTACTCATGATTTGGATACCGACACTATTAAACTAGCACTTATTAAAGACTCACCATCAGGTACGTATGGTGCAGCAACAACTAACTATTCAGATGTAACAGGTAACTCTGATGAAGCATCTGGAACAGGATATTCAGCAGGTGGACAAGAGCTAGACGGTGCAGCTATTTCTGCAGACGGTACTACTGCCATTGTTGACTTTACTGACGAAGTATTTTCAAACGTAACTACATCAGCAGATGGTTGTATTATTTATAACTCTTCACAATCAAACAAAGCTATTTGTGTAATTGATTTTGGTGGCACAGTTAGTGCTACAGCAGGTGACTTAACTATTGAATTTCCAACAGCAGATGCATCTAACGCAGTAATACGTATTGCCTAAGAGGTAAGCTATGGCTGTTATTAAGTCTTCAGCATTATACGGAACAGGTGTATATAGTGGTTCTGTATTTGGTACTCGCAATGTTTCCTTTGCTTTAACAGGAGTAGCAGGAACAGGGGCGATTGAACCAGTAGCTGCTGGTGGCTTTGAAATTGATATATCTGAAAGATTAGGTAGCGTATCTGCTACTGGTTCTATTGGAACTATATCTCCTAATATACAAGAAGATATATCAGGTGTATCAGCAACAGGTGCTATAGGCACACTTACATTTAGCACTTCTCACAGTCTTGCAAGTGTATCTGCAACAGGAAGTATTGGTACACTAGCTATCAGCAACACTGTTGGACTAACAGGGGTAGCTGGTACAACTGCAGTAGAGTCTGTTTCAGTAGACGGTTTTGAAATAGACATTACTGAAAAAGTAACTGGTGTATCTGCTACAGGTGCTGTTACAACAGTTCAACCTGTATTTAGTTTTACTGAGATACTTCCAAGTTTTGGTCTTACTGGTTCTATTGGAACTATAAGTCCAAATGTAAAAGAAGAACTAGGTGCAAACGCTGTTACAAGTGTAAGTGGTACAGCCCTAGTAAACACTGTAAAAGTTAATACTAAAGAAAACCTACTGTCTACATCTGCAACAGGATCAATAGGTTTTGCAAACTCAAATGTAATTGCAGTACAGTTTAATTTTGAAGCAGTAAAAACAAGATACAGTCGTAGACGAACAGTTATATTGCCGAGGGTAGCATAATGCCTACAACATCAGCAGAAAGAACAGTGTTAGTTCGTTCACAAAACAGAATAGTATATGTACTAAGAAAAACAACATCGGCGGATAGAACTGTATACGCAAATGAGGATTAAACATGAGTTTTCGTTGGCCAAGTAAAGACCCAGATGAAACGTTAGATTACAGTGTAGACTGGTCACGATTTCTTGAAAGCGCTGTAATAGACAGCGTTAAATGGTTCGTACAATCTAACTTATATAATACAAAAACAGAACTGCAAGCTGGTCAAACATTAACTACCGCTTCTAGTAATGCAACTACCGACAGTGTTCAAAACGTATCTCAAACAAATACAAACACTGTTGCTACAATTAATATTGCTGGTGGTCAAAACAATGTAGAGTATACGTTTTCTTGTCAGATGACAGATGATACAGGAAGCACAGCAGAACGTACAATTAAGCTACGAATGAAAGAACGTTAATATGGCATATGATTATATTGGGATTGTTAATGATATAAATCGTAGACTTAATGAAGTTGAGTTAACTGGTGGTACAGGAAGTAATGCAAACTTTCTTACTGCCAAAGGTGAATACTCGATGATTAAAGATGCAGTTAATTCTGCAATACGTTTTATTAATCAACACGAATATGAGTGGCCTTTTAATCACGTTGAGGAAACTGAAACACTTACCCCAGGTCTTGTTCGTTACGCTTCTCCAGCAGACTGTAAGGTAATTGACTTCGACAGTTTTCGTATCAAGCGAAATGATACACTAGGTAATGAGACTAAAAAACTAAGGCTACTGTCTTATGAAGAATACTTAGAAAAATATTCTGATTATGAATACAACACTTCTACTGGAATAAGAGCTTTACCTGAGTTTGTATTTAGAACACCAGATGAGGGTTATGGTATCGTAGCTCCAGCAGATAAAGCTTATGAAGTAGTGTACGAATACTTTAGATTGCCTGTAGACTTGGTAAACGATACCGATGTTCCTACAGTACCAGAACAATTTAGACATGTTATTGTAAATGGTGCTATGCACTTTGCCTATATGTTTAGGGGTGAAACGCAAGAAGCTATGCTTATGCAACAAAAGTTTGAACAAGAAATTAAACAGATGAGGAGCCTGTATATTAACCGTTACGACTACGCTAGATCTACTGTTGTAAACAGAGGTAACGTTTCTTACAACACTATCAAGGTTTCTTAATAAATGCCTACAAATCGTCAGACATACCCCATTAAGTTTGGTGGTGGACTTGTAACTAACATGAGTCCTTTGCAGCAAGGTATAGACATGCCAGGTTCTGCAAGAGTACTTAGAAACTTTGAGCCATCTGTTGAAGGTGGTTACAGGCGAATAGACGGTTACACTAAATATAACACTAGTATTGTACCACCATATGGTGCTCCTGTTGTACATGGTGCAAGTCAAACTGGTACAACTTTAATTATAGCTAATATACGGCAGACACCAGAAGCAGCAGATAAGTTTAAACTAGTTCATGGTACAGCAGATATTAATGGCTCAACAACTATTAATACTGTCAACGGACCTACCGCAGATGTAAACGGTGCAATTACATCAAGTAAACAAATACTAGTTGATAACATTGCTTCAGGTACTATTGCAGTAGGACAAGCTGTTACAGGTGCAGGTATTTCTGGAGTTGTTACGGTAACTGCTGTCGTAGGTAATAATGTAACAGTTTCTTCTGAATTAACTTTAGCAGACGATACAGCCTTACAGTTTACATACAAAACAACTACAGTTCCAATCGACAATACATCAGGAACTATTCAAGCTGGAATGGAGATAGTTGGTACTGGTATTCCAGTAGGTACAACGGTAGCTGCGTATAGCTCACCTAATATTACGCTTGGTACATCTTCTTCTGGTGTTGCACTTACACTTACAGATGACACAGCACTAGAATTTAAAACAGAATATACTATTGCATCTGGTGGTGTTACGTTTGATGATGACGACAACAGAGCTACACTAACGCTAACAGATAGTTTAACTGCATCTCCTGCAAACGGTGATGCTGTAGAGTTTAGCAGCACAAACAGTAATTATCTTACAGTAGGTCTTGGTGTTTTCTTAGATACCGTAATAGTAGCTAGAAACGAAAGTATATTTAAAGCTACCAATACTGGATATACTCATGCTAACGTACCAAACTACGGAACAGTATTAGTAAACGGTGCATCTCAAACTGGTAGCAGTTTAATTGTAGATGGACTAGATGCTACGCCACAGTTAGGTGATGTGTTTAAAATTGCAGGTGTAGACTTAATCTATACTGTTACAGCAACACCAACAGTTACGTCAGGTGGAGCTACAATAGCAATTGACCCTGCACTAGATAGTTCTCCAGCAGATAATGCTGCCTTAACTTTTTTAAGTACGTCAAGAGAAAATGCTGGTAAAACTAGATTTTCTAGGTATAACTATACTGGTACAGAAAAGATAGCTATAGTAGATGGTACAAATGTTCCTGCACTATATGATGGAACTACCTTTACAGCACTTAATGATGCACCCTCAGATGTAAATGCAGCAGAGTTTGTAACAAACTTTAAAAACCAACTATTCTTTGGTAAAGATAATTTATTAACTTTTACTGCACCTTTTACAGATAATGACTTTACAGCAGCTGCTGGGTCTGGTACAATATCTGTAGGAGCAAATATTACAGGTCTTGTAGTATTTAGACAACAACTTATCGTATTTACAGAATCGTCTATATTCCAAGTTGTTGGTAATACTATCTCTGACTTTCAGCTACAACCAATTACAATTGATATAGGTTGTGTTGACAAAGACACTATTCAAGAAGTCGGTGGTGATATTATGTTTCTTGGGCCAGACGGTCTAAGACTTCTTAGTGCTACAGATAGAATAGGAGACTTTGGTTTAGGGGTTGTATCTAAAGCCATACAGGAACAGGTTACAGACTTTCTTACAGCTAATACATCATTTACAAGTGTAGTTATTCGTAACAAATCACAGTATAGGTTGTTAGGTTACAACAACAATATTACTCAAGAAAACGCTCAAGGTATACTAGGCACACAGTTTGCAGGTCAAGGTGGGGAAGGTATGGCATGGGCAGAATTAAGAGGTATAAGAGCATACGTAGCAGACAGTAGGTTTTATCAAAACGCAGAAACAATTGTCTTTGCAAATGATGATGGTTACATTTATCAGATGGAAGAAGGCAACAGCTTTGATGGATCAAACATACAAACTACTTTTGCTACACCATTTATGCCAATTAATGATCCAAGGGTACGCAAGACATTTTACAAAATGTTTTTGTACACAGACCCACAAGGTAGTGTGTCCTTTGATGTAAGTTTAAAATTAGACTTTGACCAAAAGGACAGTGTACAACCTACAAAGATTGACTTTAATAACTCTACAGGAACTGTTGCGTTTATGGGTCAAGCTACATTTGGATCAACAGCGGTATATAGTACTAAACTAAAAACATTGTTTGAAACACAAATCATAGGAACGGGCTTTGTCGTATCTTTGCAGTATACATCAGATAGCACAGATCCCCCATTTTCATTAGACGCTATTACGTTGGAATACAGCACTAATACAAGAAGGTAAAAATCATGGGAACAGGTTACACTAGAAACGATACAGCAAATAACATTGCTGACGGTAACGTTATTAACGCTGCGGACTTTGACGGTGAATATGATGCCATCGAAGCCGCATTTAACTCGTCTACGGGTCACACTCACGATGGTACATCTGCTGAAGGTGCGCCTATTACAGTTCTTGGCCCAAGCCAAGAGTTTGTAGCAAGCTCTTCAGAAGTTAAACCAAGCACAAATGCTGGACTTGACTTGGGTACATCAGCACTTAAGTTTAAAGACCTATATCTTGATGGTACTGCTTACATTGATGGACTTGGTGGAAATCTTCTTGTAGACACAACCAACGCTTTACAATTCCGTGATGCCCAACTTTCTATTAACTCTAGTGCTGATGGTCAGTTAGACATTGCAGCAGATACAACAGCTAAAATTACCTCACCTGAAGTTATTGTTACTGATGACTTTAGATTACAGAGTGATGCTGCTATTCTTACATTTGGTGCTGATAATGACGTGACTGTAACCCACGTTGCTGATACAGGACTAGATGCTAAAGCTGCTAGTGGTTTTGTTCTCAAACTACAAACAGGCGATACAACAGTTGAGTCTGGCAATACAGTTGGTAAGATCAGCTTTAATGCTCCAGACGAAGCTGGTGGTACAGATGCTATATTAGTTGGTGCTGAGATTGAAGCTGCAGCAGAAGCTACCTTTAGTTCTACAGACAACTCTACTGCTCTTGTATTTAAAACTAATACATCAGCAGCAGCCACAGAGCGTATGCGTATTAAGTCTGATGGTGACATTGTAACTCAAGGTGCTAACTATACTATGACTTGGGATCATAGTGCAGATGCACTAACTTTTGTAGATAATGCTAAAATTATTTTAGGCACTGGTTCTGATTTAGAAATTTATCACGATTCTTTAAATAGTGTAATAAAAGATGCTGGAACTGGTAATTTAGTTATTGCCGCTGATGATTTTCGTTTACAAAACTCTTCTCAAACTGCAAATATGATTTCTGCAAATGATGACGGGGCAGTAACACTTACATATAATGGTGGTAATAGAATTGCAACCACAGACGAAGGTGTTGACGTAACTGGTGATATTAGTGTAGGCAACCTAAACATTATCACAAACACTATTTCAAGCACAGATACTAATGGTGACATTAACCTGTCTCCAAATGGTACTGGTACAGTTGTAATCAACACAGACCTTGATGTAGACAACATTAACATTAACGGTAACAGCATTACTTCTACTGATACTAACGGTGACATTAATATTACACCTAATGGTACAGGTAAAGTTAATATTGCTGGTGGTTTTGTACCAAGTGAAATTAACCTAACATCTACAGATGCAGGTGCTACAGAAGGTCCAGTATTTGAATTACACAGAAACTCTGCAAGTCCTGCTGACAATGATCTAATAGGTGCAATTGACTTTGCAGGTCAAGACGATGGTGGTAATAAAGTTACTTACGCTAAACTATATAGTAAAATACTAGATGTTACAGATGGAACAGAAGATGGTTTCTTTGCTATAAACACTTTTCAAAATGGTTCGCAAGTTGAAAGAATGCGTACTAATGCAACTGAAACTATCTTTAATGAAGGTGGTAATGATTTAGATTTTCGTGTTGAAAGTAGCGGAAATCAACATATGATATACGTTGATGCTGGTAACAATCATGTAAATATTGGAACGTCTACCGATCTTGGTGGCGTCTTTAACGTAAGTGGGTCTACCCATCCAATTTTAAACGTTCAAAGCTCATCTGACGGTACATTGGCTAAGTTTGTGTGTACTGACGCAGACGCAAATGTAGGCCCTGTTTTAGAGCTTTACAGAAACTCTGGAAGCCCAGCAGATAATGATCTTATCGGTGCAATTACATTTTTTGGTGAAAATGATGCCGATAGCAACATAGAATATGCAAAAATACGGACTCAAATGCTTGATGTTACAAGTGGCACAGAGGACGCAAAATTTGTAATTCAAACAAGAGTTGCAGGTGCTGGTCGTGAACGCTTGATGTTGACCAACACAGAAACAAACTTTAACGATGACGGTTATGACATAGACTTCCGTATTGAGGGTGACGGTGACAACAACTTATTTTATGTAGATGCATCTCAAGATAGAGTTTATGTTGGTACTAATTCTAATGTCGAAAATGCAAAATTAGGGGTATCGGGTGGAAAATCTATTTCAGCAGGTATTCCTCAAGGTGGGTTAGGTGTAACTGACACAACCGCTATGGCGCAAGGTGTTGGGGGTGGTATTACTCTTAATGGGCAATACAAAACTGACGGTACATACACATCTTTTGCAGGAATAGAAGCTGAAAAAGTAAACGGCACAACAAATAATTATGATGGTAAACTTGTTTTAAAGGCCAGAAAGCACGGCAGTTCAAACATTAGCCGTTTAGAGTTGTCTCAATCTGAGGCAGTGTTTAACCAAGATTCTGAAGATACTAACTTCCGTATTGAAAGTGACGCTAACAGCAACCTATTCTTTGTGGATGCAGGGTTCGACAGCGGTCAAGGCGCAGTTGGTATTGGTACAAGTTCTCCTCAAAGGGGAAGCGGTTTTGGTGGTAGTCAATCTGTATTACACATTACAGGTTGTACCGTTCCTGAAGTACGCATTCAATCCTCTACCGCTGGTCAAGGTGACTTGTCCATTTATGCTTCTAACTCAGGAGCACAAGCATATATAGATAACGAAAACGGAAATCTTTTGCTTGGACGTGGTGGTAACAACATATTGGTGCTTGGTAATAGTGTTATCTTTAATGAGGATAGCGATGATGCTGATTTCCGCATTGAAAGTAACAATAACGCCAATATTTTTAAAGTCGATGCTGGCGAAGACAGAGTTTTGATTGGTACATCAGGCGTCTTGGGGAAATTTACAGGTGCACCTCTTCAAGTTAGTAGTTTTGGCATAAGAAGTATGGGCGTTAGTAGTTCGGCTACTGATACAGGCATAAGTGTAAATGCTGGAAGTACAGGTATGGGTATGCTTGTACTTGCATCTCGTAACACTTCAAACGGAACGGCAACTGCTTCAGCTTTATATTTGATTAACTTTTATCACGATGGAAATCATACCCCTGCGGTGTCACACATTTCAGGTACTAACTTTATAACTTTTTCAAAAAGCGGCAGCAATACTTTAACGATGGCAAACGCATCTGGGGGTAATTGTATTGCTACAATGTTAATGTCAGGATAACCCCCCACCAGCCATAAAAGGAGAAACAAACAATGGCACAAACAACTACTTGGAAAATATTAGACATGAAACGTGCAACCGATACTGGTGCAGTTGATACTGTCTATTGGGAATGTCGTGTAGAAGACGATACTCATGGATGTCAGGCAGTAGAGGGCGGTAAACTACGCCTTGATCCTGATCCTGATGCGGCAGACTTTATTGCATACGCTGACCTAACTGAAGCAACAGTTTTGGGTTGGGTATATAACAGTCTAATTGAAGGTGACGAAACAGCAGACGAAGCAAAGGCTCGTATTGAAGCTAATCGTCAAGGAAAGGTTACAGCACAAGTTGCTCGTAAAACAGCCGAAGCATCTGGAATGCCTTGGTAATCAGTAAATAATAATAAAGGAGAAAAACAATGGCAGAGAAACAACCAAAAACCATTGTCATCAACGACAAAGAATACACTGAAGATCAACTTACTGATCAACAAAAAGTAATGGTCAATCATCTAGCTGACCTAGAACGTAAGATTGGATCAGTACGATTTAACCTTGATCAGTTAACTGTAGGCCGTGATGCATTTATGAAGATGCTTACACAGTCTTTAGAGCAACCTGCAGAAACAAAAGAAGAGGCGGCATAAATGAAGTTTGAGCAACTAATTGGTGTTGTCGCAATTGGCATCTTAAGTTGGGGAGCACTTCAGCTTTATCAGATGAATGCTAACATGGCAGTAGTTTCGTATAAAGTTGACGAAAACTATAAGATGATTAAACCAATGTGGCAAGACTTTTTAGTTCGCCAGAACAGAGTAGCAGAGAACAATTAACATGGAAAACATCAAACTCCCAATAGCATTAGTAGCTGCAATGGCTGTCCAACTTGCAGGTGGAGTTTGGTGGGTTTCCCAACAAGCTGCTACAATAACCTCATTAGAAGAAACAGTTAGTCAACTGGGTAGCCGCATGGCTATAGAAGACAATGTAAATCTTAGACGTGATGTTCAAGACAACACCTTGGACTTGATAGATGTCTGGGATGACAGTGATGAAATATGGGAAGAAATAGCTGCCCTAGCTAATTCAATAAACTCTATCAATGAACTAAAACAACGATTGGCAATATTAGAGAATGAACTAAAGTACGTTAATCGTGACCATAATAATATGATGATGGACAAAGATGGTATTTAATAATGATAGATCCAGCTACAGCTATTGCATTAGCTACTACCGCTTTTAGTGGAATTAAAAAAGCCGTTAGTGCTGGTAGGGAAATCAGCGAACTAGGTAAAGATATTTCAGCTTTTGGTAAAGCTGTATCTGACTTAGACTACTTAGGTAAAAAAGCTAAAGACCCACCTCTGTGGAAAAAAATTAATCCTAAATTTGATACTTCAGCTGTAGAAATTTGGGCTGCACAACAAAAAGCCAAAGAGATGCGAGAAGAGTTAAGATCATACATCTCGCTATACTATGGGCCATCTGCTTGGGAAAGCATTGTTCAAATCGAAGCAGAGCAACGCAGAATGCAAAAAGAAGCTGTATATCGTAGGCAAGAGAAGATAGATAATTTAATAAATTGGACTGTCGGAATACTTATAGTATTAACAGGATTTGTTTTATTTGGTGCAATAATTTATTTTATCGGGAAGCATCGAGGAAATTGGTAATAGGAAATAAGCATGGAACAAAATAAAACAACAAGAGATATAGAATTAGATGCCATGTATACTATGGCAAGCAAGTTCATGAATTACGAAGGCCCAAAAACTCGTAAAGCCATGCTTCAGTTTGCTAATTCTAGTCCTGCTATTGCCGCAAAGATGGGTCAATACCAACAAGCTATGAAGGGTATGTCTAAAGGTGGCGTTATCTATGCTAGTGATGGCACAGATGTATTTAGCTACGAAGATGATGTTGTTCCTGCTTTTGGTGAAGCTGTTAAAAAGACAATGGACCCAAAAGATCCTGAAGTTGCTAAAATAACAGAAACATCTGGTCAAATAATTGGTGCTGGTACAGGTCAAGTTACAGGACCATCTGGTTATACAGCAACAACACCAGGAACTACTGCTACAGCTACAGCACCAACTCAACCAGGTGCAGCAACATACACAGCCACAGGAGCTGCTCCTGCAGTAGGCCAAGTAGTTGATGATGTAGACAGTGGAAAATACCAAACAACTGTAGATCCTCAATCTATGGTTACTGCTGCACAAATGAACCAATCATCTGTAAGCGGTATGCAAGCAGCTCAAGGTGCTGCAACTATGATGAACAACCCTGTTCAACGGCAGATACAACAGGGTGAGCTTATCTCTGGTGCTGCTGATGCAGCCAAAGCTGCTGCCTTTGCTGAACAGGTACAAGCAGCTACAGCCTCTCCCTCTCAACAAGCTACAGTACAAGGTCAACTTGGAGATCTTATGCAGGACTTCGAAGGTGGTAAGACACCTGCGTGGGCTGCTGGTGCTATACGAGCTGCAATGGGACAAATGGCTGCACGTGGACTAGGGGCTTCATCACTAGCTGGACAAGCTGTCGTACAGGCTGCAATGGAATCAGCATTACCAATTGCACAAGCTGACGCAGCGACACAAGCAAGATTTGAATCTCAGAACTTGTCAAACCGTCAACAACGTGCTATGCTTGCAGCAGAACAACGTGCTCAGTTTATTGGCCAAGAGTTTGACCAAGCGTTTCAATCTCGTGTAATTAACGCTTCTAAGATTGCTGATGTCGCCAA